ATCCTCACGGGGGAAGGGGCCACGGACCACCGCGGGCCATTCGACGATTGGAGGTTGGAACCTCCTCTCGGCTCGAACGGTCCACGGATCCCCGTAGCCTCTTTCCAACAACGGGTTGTACACCCGGTATCCTCCGCTCAGTTCCTGGGAGCGCACATGCGCACCCAGGCGCCGAGAGTCCCATCCCTCACCAATGGGCCGAGCGGGGGGCACGTGCTTTGCAGCACGCGCCCGCCACGCCGACCAGGCCTTGGCGAGGGATCCTATCGAAGTTGGCTTTGCTTCCTTGGGGCTGGCGAGGCACACGACGGCCGACCGGAGTTGGACCTGGGTATTCACCCAGGCCGCATCGATCGGCACGAAGCGTGCCAAGCCTCCCCTCTGGTGAAGCGAGCTGGTGAGGTTCCGCGAGGCCCTGAGAAGGGCCGAACGGACTCGTACTTGGCCCCTCGGACCCCAGGCGGCCTGTCCTGGCGGGACGCAACCGGTGACCATTTGGGTCACCGGGAACGATCCGCGGACAATGGCGGGCACCGACCTCTTACGGTCAGGCATGCCCACCCCGCCAAGGGAACGAGGGAGATGAACAGGGATACCAGCGCGACGTGCCTTGTCAAGGTGCCCTTTGGCGGCAAACCAGAGGGCGTGCACGTAGCGCTGGCGTTCGGTTGTGGGCAGTGTGTCGGCCCAGTCCTGGCATCTCTCGATGCCAGCGGGACCGTCGAACACACTGCGGGGAATCCTCGCCTCGGCGTGGCGGACCAAGCGTCCGCCCTCGACGAGGTAGAGGTTCTCGGCGAAGACTCCCCCGTGCGGGCTCCGGAATGTCTTCCGGAGATTGACAAGGAACCCGGCCTGCCCCATCAGGGACAGGTAGGCTCCAACCGCACGGGGAGAACCGACGCCGAGGAGGTCGTCTCCCCGGATCTTGAAGATCCGGAGGCCCGACATGGCGGCCAGCTCTCGATGCAGGAGGTTCAGGACCGCCCACGTAAGTGGGTGGCCCATGAGCCAGCCTGCAGAGCTCAGCGCCTGGTTGACGCACCGTGTGGTTCGGCAAGTCGGCGGGCCGGTGAACTCGTACCCCACGTAGTGGGGTCCGAGTCCCTCCAGCGCCGACGCCAGCCACATGCGCCCCAGGCCGGCATGCATGGCAATCGCCCCCAACAAAGGGGCGTTCCACGCATGCGGCACCACGTCGGTTGCCCGGGACAAGTCCGCGGACAACACGACCTCCCCCTCACGCACTGCCATGCCACCGCAGGGGTCCTCCTCCTGGCCAAGGTCGAAGACCTTGTCCGCTTGGAGAAGCCCCCAAAGTGCGTCACGGAGAGCGTGCCCCACAGTTACCTCGGTTGCGGAAAGCGGGGTGACCGCGCGCAGCTTATAGCCGCGCTCGGCCACCATTGCGATCCGTGCCCTGGGGTAACCGAACACGTGTTCCTGTTCATCGCCGAGGGCTCGGACCGCCAGGTCCGACCACCTCTCCAGCACCTGAGGCACCACCGGGAGGTGCTGCGCGGCCACGCCGACGAAGAGGGAAGGCCCAAAGGCCTTCTCCGTCGCGCGCGCGGTGCGCATGAAACCGTCCCGGTGAGCCGCCAGCCAGCCACCGTTACCCCTTCCGACCTCGACCGTCGAGGACACCGAGGGGTGCGAAAGCACCCCCCGGCGGTAGTCCGGTCGGGGCCGGGCCGTGATCCTGCGAGCCACTTTGCCTCCGCATCTTGCGATGCACTTTAAGAGGGGCCGCGCCAACCAGCCTGGCCCGGCCTTT